CCGTCACGCCCGACAGACCCGTGGCGCCCGTCACGCCCGACAGACCTGTAGCACCCGTCACACCCGACAGACCTGTAGCACCCGTCACGCCCGACAGACCCGTGGCGCCCGTCACGCCCGACAAACCCGTGGCGCCCGTCGCACCCGTCGGACCCGTGGCGCCCGTCACGCCGGTTGAACCGGACCCCCCTGCACCTCCGGATCCATCCGTCCACACCAAATTTCCGCCAGGTCCTACTCCTAGAACTTTCCCGGTCGTGCCCGAAAGTCCGCCCGACAAAGTAATGGTCCCAAGGTTCGAAATTCCATATCCCGCCATGTTCACGCCCTGAGTTGCTGGATACAGTGACCAGTCGGTGCCGTCACCACACGAACCGCTGTTCTGGGTGTTTCTCGACATTTCCCTTTACTTTGTTAGATAGACTAGATATTGATATTCGTACCCCACAGGAGTCATATCCACCATTTCATGTCTCGTGAATCCCGACGACCGCACGATATCGAGCATGGCGTCGACGCTCGGCATGTGCAAGGCGTGGTTGTTTTCGACGTACTTGGGCGGATCGTGAAACTCAAATACCTCTTCGAACCGCGCCTCGTCGTCTTCGGGGTTCTTCACGAACCTACTGCGGTACTTGAACGAATCGAAGAACAAGTCCGAATCAATGACACGCTCCGTGCTGTATTTTTGAAGCGAAAACGCAGGAAACGGCGAGGCGGCAGCAAGGATCGGGTCAAACTTGTTCGGATCGACAATGTGAAGAACAAGGACTCCGCTCGGTTTCAACCACGAGTAAATGTTGTCAAGAACCATCTTGGGGTTCTGAAATTGATATATGGAAAAATAAAGCATCAAGCAGTGCGAAAAGGATTTGGGCGTGAACGTTTCTGCACGCGTGATATCCCCCTTATAAAAGCGCGCCGACTTGCACTTTTTGCGCGCGACCTTCAGCATAGGTTCCGACTGATCCATCCCCACAAAGTCAATATCTTCCTTGCACAACCACTCGGCGAGAGGCGCGGTCCCGCAGCAGGCGTCCAGAATTTTTACGTCACCCTTTGACCAGTTCGCCAACCCGTACTCGCGAATCGACGCCTTTTGAAACGATACCAACTCGGGCGTCGTAAACAGCGTGTCGTAGATTCCCGCATAAAAGTCGTCGTAGATTGATTCGTAGTCGTCGCGTGTTTCGGTGGGCGCTCCGTCTTCCGGGTTGTTAAACATTTCCTTGTTCAGATGGTGCACGCGCGTCAGCAGGTAGAGCGCGAGTAGCAGCAGCGCGCCGATCCAGTACGGTAGATATTCGTTCATCCTTGTCTATTGTATCTATGTAAGAAATGTGGGACGCGCTTCCTATCCAGCGTTCGGGCATGAAATCAGGACCCGATCTAACTGCAATATACCCCGACTTTTCGTACCCGCTATACCCCGATGTCTGCTGCAAGAAATGGCGCAACGTCGATTCTCTGACTCAGAAATGGGCAATGGCGATTTGGTGCGTCCATTTTGGCGTTCGGCGATGCCCTCTCGGTCCCGACGATCTATTTCTTTGGATACCGTACGTCGCGACCCTCACTGCAAAGTTGGGAGTGTGGCGACAGGATGGAATAGAAATCGAAATGGCGTCCGTCGGATGCAACTACGTCGATCCATCCCACCGCGGAAAAGGTCTGGCGCAGCACATGATTCTCACGATGGCACACACACTGAGTAAAAATAATCGTAAATTCATGTTTGAACTGCAGACTGTTCCGAAAAGTCTGGACGACGCCGTGCCGTTTCTGCGCTTTTCATACGTATGGATCCCGATGCTGTTCAGGGGTGGGTACGTTGTGTCAGATACAATTGACGTACGCGGAATCCCCGGTTTTCACCCCGATTCGTGGGATGGGTACTGCATGTTCAAAAACACAAAGGGAGAAAGAGTTCTCGTAGACCCCCATGACGACATCGTGTGGAGCGATGGGTCTGTATTGGGGTTTGATGGACCGAGCAGCAGGTATGTCCGATGGTTTTCACCTTACGGAAATATACGCGTATACGCTCAGAACATGTACTTTTCAGACCCCGACTATTTTCAACCTGCTCTCATTGGGTAGGAGCGGGTGTATTAATAACGATCGGCGTCGACGCCATGGAAGCACGGGTGTACAGGTTCCTCTGGAAATTCGACCACCCCGCAAACATGCCTCTTGTCTTGCCTAAAATAGTCAACAGCAGGAAGAGTCCTAAAACGGCAATGACTACATCCAAAATAATGCCGAACGACGACGGAAATGAAGCAAAGTACGTAACAAAAGGTGCAGACTCGGGTCCCTGACCTGTGTTCGCTTGATATATATACGCGGCGGGCGTCGTCAGTTCTACGAAGCGATCGTATGCAGACATTTTCGCCCGCTTCTCCTTCAGTAGCGTATCCAGGTATTGAAACCGATCTGTCGTCTTTCCGACGAGATCTGCCTGCTTGTCGCGCACATTGGCGATAGAATCTACCAAACCGCTTTGGGCGGTCGCCTGACTCGTGAGCGTCTTGAACTCTTGGCGGTACTTGTCGATTTTTGGTTCAAGTTTGTTTTCGGCGATGCGCTGCTTCTCCTGATTCAACCACCCCTCGCCGTTCTTGAGAGTCATGTAACGAATACGGGCACCTTCGTACGTGTCTGGATCCTTATCCCGGTTTGCCGCCGCCGCGAGGTAGTACTCGTGCGCCTTCTGCAGATCGTCCGACATCCTACTGTTGTTCTTTACCTAGGATTGTTTGTGGATGGCAAAGTACACTGCCGCACCAAACCCCGCTGCCAGCGCCACAAGAACCAGCGTGGAAGCAGCAGCAGAGGGAAGTAGTGCCCCCGCCACAAAGTGGAGGACAAGAACGCCCACGAGAGTCGCCGCAAGAATTTGGAGAGGCAGCAGGTTCTTCTCGAATCCTGAATTTTGCCCGCTAGACAGCGAAATCTGTCTACGTAGGTTCTCCGCCTCGTTTTTCGAATCCCGGATGGGTCCCGACATATCCGTCGCGGTTTTAAAGATGCCAGTCGCCTCCTTAATATTCTGTGAGTTCTGTATCTTCAACTGCTGTATCTTTGCAGCGTCGCGGATTGCATTGACGTCGGTATCGAGCGCAGTCATGTAGGGGGCGGGGTTGCTGGTGTCAACCGAAGAAAGAGACGTCCAAAGGTTGGACGCCTGTGTCTTGAAATCGCCGAACAGTGTAGGAATCGCCGACCAGTCCGAGTACTTTGGTACGTCATGGGGAATGATCACGTTCGGTGAATTTATCTTGTAGACGTGGTTGACCCATGCGTCACCGCCAACGGGACACGTTCCGCCCGCCGCGCCGTACTTTTTGTAGTTGTCCCGCATCTCGAGACCTGTAAAACACGAATACCCCGCCTGAATAGCAAAAATGTTATGACCTCTCGATTTGGCGAGATCGTAGCACCGCGATGCGTTATACACGTCCGTTCCCGGTGTTCCTGAAAATCCCCCAGAAATGGCGCGATCTCCGGTGTCGTTCCAACACCCCATGTCGGTGTATAAATGAGTTGTCACGGACTGACCGGAATCGGTCGCTTCTGTCCTCGCCGTCGTTGCTGCCGCCGCCTGCGTCTGTGTTTCTGCCTGCGAAGACGCAAGTTGAGCGGCTAACGTCTGGAGTTGTGCGCGCGCCTTTGCTAGTTCGTCTGCCGTCCTAGCCCGTTCCAGTTGTAACTGGGCGAGACGCTGCTGTTCTGCCGCCTGTGCTGCCGCCTGTGCTGCTGCCCGCTTCTGCGCTTCTGCTGCTGCTGCCGCCGCAGCCTGTGCTGCCGCCTGCTGCTGCTGAAGTTGCAACTGCCTCTGTCGTTCTGCTGCTGCTGCCGCCTCCTGCTGCGCCCGTAGTGCTGCTGCTGCTGCTGCTTCTTGCTGCTGCTGTCTCTGTCGTTCTGCTGCTGCTACCGCTGCTGCTGCCGCCTGCTGCGCCCGTAGTGCTATTGCCGGATCGGGAGGCGGCGGAGCGCTTGGTGCTGCGTTGCCCATTACTTAACTTCCAGATTAAAACTGACCCGTACATAGCGGAACCGAGACGCGGTTCGCGAACTGAACCTCTAGCAACTGTGTATATCCCGAACTATTGGGCGTGGAAGTCGTTATGCTCGAAACTGTTGTAGAGCGAGCAATTGCACGCAACTTTTGAATCTTTAGAAGATCCGAAGAGTCCATTCCTGTGAGTTTCTTCTGAGGAGGAACATACCCCGTCGTAGAGCACCCGTTTGCAGTTCCGATGAGAATAGACGAAATATGGGGCATTACTTTTACCGAACATATTATAATGTCAACCTCGGCAACGATCGACGATACTATGAAGGAGTACCAAACCGCACGCACAAGTTATGCCGCCCTTCTAAAAACCGTATACACTGAAACAGACCCCACCAAACGCAACGTGAGTATTGCCCAGGTTAAGGTTCAGAACGAGAAATTGGTCAGTATCGCCCAGTCCCTTTTGTCGCAATGGGACGCACTGAACCGCACCCCTGCCACCAACCAGTCGCTCTCCGAACTTAAGGATGACCTTGTGCGCTATCAACAGGATCTGGAAACCATGAAGGGTCTCAAGGACGAAACCACGAGACTTAACATGATGTATACCAACATTACCGGAGATGTGTCTGCAAACCGCATAACATATTACGCGTACATTATTGTCATATTCGTATTGTTGCTTCTCGTATTTGTATTGTTTGCGCTGCGCAGTATACTGGGCGGGGTTGCTACGACGGTCGAAACGGCAGTCAGCACTGTTCTAGAACCATCCTCTGCCGGCGGCAGTACGGGGGTTTGAAAACATCGCCGGAGGCGCGACTGAGTACGGCGAACCGTACGGCGACACTGGCGCCCCACTCCCAAACCACGATGAAATACCCACACCCATTTCGTAGAGTTGCGGACTGTAAAATCCCACCAGAACTAGGACAGGGACTATGAGCATAATGATCCCGACCCGCCACAGAATTCCGTACCCGTTTGCATAATCGATCGTGCCGCCCGTGGGCGGTTTTTCCGACCAAAAATCATAGCGCTGCTTGGATGTCTCATACTTGTCGACGAGGCGCTGCGTGTCCCCGCGCATATCATTTGCACGGTCCGCGAGTGTAAAAAGTTCCTTATTGCCTTCCGAGTACTCGGACGCAAACCCAGTCATCGCCTTGCGCTGCTCGTCGACCGTACCCTGCTTCTTGGTCAGAGCGTCCTGGATTGCTCTCTCGGCAATATCTGCCGCCTTCTTGTACTCGGGACGCTGAGTCGTTAAAAATTGAAGTTGGTTCGACCGGTACTGGTTTATAAGTTTTTCAAAGTTTTCAGACTCTGTCATTATACACTTGCGACACAAATTCGATAGTACGGAGTTCCGCCCGCCGTCTCGCTGTTACGCAGGACCTCAATGATGTCTCCGGGTTTTGCACCGATCCACCGGGCGATGGCATCCTGCGCTCCAATATGCGGCAGGGGAAGATAGTCCTTGTGCTTCATGGCAATCTGTCGAAGTGGCGGGTCGTCGGCGTTCAACTGGATATGGTCGACCTTCATTTTCGCAACAATATCGTCCAGTTTGATGCGGTACTTTTCAAAATACTGCTTCGTCTCGTCCGCGCTCAGAATCCGGTGTTTCGGAACCTTGCGGTGCTTTGTAGGATTGTACTCCAACTGCCGCAGGTGGAAGATTTGCAGAACATCGCTGAACGCCGTTATCGCATGGAGCACAGTTTCCGACGGCGCCGTCTGTGCAATGAGAATTCCCGTGGTTCCGCCGTTTTCGCGGGTTATACTGACATGGGACGCAAGGTCTTTTTCATTGATGCGCGCGCGGTTCGAGGTGAATACCACGACATCGCCGTACTTTACGACGGTTCCGGGATACTCGACTTCCAGAGTCGTAGGCGAATCTACCGGAACGCCGCGCTCTTGAAGCATCTCTGTTAGAAGCGTCGCCATGTTGTTGTGTTGTTATTCAATACGGTATCTTTTCGGGGATTTCGTCCGTTTTGCTTATTTCGCACGTATTGAATAATATGAAATTTAGCAGCGGGGGAGTCTATCTTGCAATTGCGGTCGCCATTCTGGTGGTAGCAGGGGTCCTGTGGTCGGGTCGTGAAAAATTCGGAGTGCCCGAGTTTATTGACCGGTCTATGGAAGCGAGGCGTCGTCAAGGTGAAGTATCATCGTACGCGCAGACGACGAATCACCTGCCGTCTCCGGGATCAACGGGACCGCCATCTCTACCGCGAGGGTCTTCGACGGGTCATCGGGTGGGTCAGTTTTTGGGATATACTGCTCCATTTTAGAGGGGTCGGCGCGACACTCTTGAACCATAGTCCAGAACGCTTCGAGTTCGGCAATGTGAGTATTCAACCACGTGCGGTCCTTTGCCACCTGCTCGATTCGAATATTTTCCAACGTCCAGTACACCATGCGATACTCGTCATCGACGAGAGTTTTTTTCCACTCCTTTACGTCAGTTTCGGTGGGTTTGTAGACAATGTTGCCACTATCGTAGACAGCAAGAACGCCCTTATAAGGCGAGGTCGAAGCGCGCCAGTCCGTCTGGTTACAGCGTACAAACTGCATCTCGCAGTAGTCGCAAACGTCAATTCCAGTACACTCCATCTGCATTTGCATCTGGTGATAGTACGCGTCGGGAATTGCAGTATCTTGCGTGAACTTCCGACTGATCGGGCACTTGAACTCGACCAACTTTCCCCAGTCCGGATCCAGCGGGTTCTTCATGAGGACAATACCGTCCGGCGAAGCGCCCAAGAACGGATATATAGGGTGTACGACGCAGGTTGTGTCTACGACGGTTGCGCCTCCTTGCAGGTTGGAATAAATTTCCTTGGCGAGCGGTTCGAACTGAGTGCCCCACAAGCACGCCGTCATACTCGGTCCTTGACCCGCCGACTCTTTTGGATTCACCTTTCGCATCAGCATCTCCTTCCGTGCAGACGGAGATGCACTTGCAAACGCCTTACACACCTCGGACGCCGTAATCATCTCGCCCCGCTTCAGCAACCAGGCGTCGGTCCGCTGGTCTGCTTTGCCGTATACTTTCAGGAGGCGGCATATCTTTCTCCGCCGGATCCATACTGTATGTACTTCGGGGATATTCATGAGAGCATATACGTCCTTTTGATAGTGCTTGTAGGAATACCCCTTCTCACGACACACCTGCCGAATCCGTCGATTCAAGTGAGTAACGGCATCCAAATCGAAAACCTCCGTCATACTTGACGTTGTCTTTATGGGAGACACGAAAGATCCGGTTTACACACTTTCGGTCTCGCAAGTATATAATGGAGGACATTGCCACGCAGGAACAGTGGGTCATTCGGCGATTAGAGACCTTTTACACCCCTGAGCGTACAGAACAACTTCGCGATATTCTTTCCAGCAAGTCCGGCGTTTCCCTGCGCATTCTCGACTGGTTTGTGACCAATTATTCAAAGAAGAACAATGTATCCTACGTGACGAAATCGGGCAAGCACGTTATCGTCTATCTGGCGTACAAGTCGCATCTCAAGGCGTATAGCAAGAAGATGTTTGACCCGTTCTGCCGTCACGAGCGCATCAATTTCCGCGGCGTGTCTACGACCGTGGGGCAACTAAACTTTTTCGCGTGGGCGATCGAGGACGAGTGTATTGATTACATGCACACCCACATCGACGACATTCACGCCGACATGGAGACGCGGATGGCGGCGGCAGGCGGCGGAGGAGGAGGAGATACGCGCAAGAAGCGCCACGAGTTGTCGCACTCGGCAACAAAGTCACTCAAGCACCACGACGTAAAAATTACAGTCTCCTTTAAGTAATTGGATGGACCAATGGATGGACCAATGGAAGGTCAACGTATTGCTTGAAAAAGAAACACTTGCCGATTTTCGAGCGCTGGACGAAGAGCAGGGGTCGGCATATTCGGACTGGTTCTATGCGGATCGCGAGGGTCATAGCGCCATCACCAAGGCGATTCAGAACAACAAACTCGACGTTGTGCAATACGTCATTGAAAAGCACCCCGAGAGCGCGACGGAAGCGAACGACAAGTTCGGGTACCCCCTCGATTACGCCAAGAAACTGGGTGGGCGCGACGACATTGTAAGTTTCCTACAGAGCGTGGGCGCAAAGTCAGCACCGCCTAAACCTACTGCTGCTCCGTCGTCCGCGGCATCGTCGGCACTTCCGCGCTTCGTCATCCAGGAATCCGATCCTGGCGGCGCCATGAAGATCATGATTCTTTCGACCGTCGACGACGAACCTGGAATTCTGAAGGTACGCTGCGTGACCGCCCGTGGAAGCAAGGTCATTGCCCCACCCGAGTTCGACATGCTCAACGAGGACTTTCAGGATCTGGTCATTGCAATTCCTGGGGACCCCTGCAGGAACAGCGTGGGCGCAAAGTTCATGCAGGAAGGATTCTTCAAAAACACTCGCTTCATGGTTTTGTATCGCGGCAGTGGGTTTCAGGTATATCCGTACGGATTCCTCTTTGCCCGACCTGAAGGCACGGGATACTTTCTCGATCTAATTTGCGCGACCCAGAACGGGCGCGACCTCCTTGCATTCTTCATAAAGTGGTGCTCGCGCAGGAACGCCCAGTTCATCCACCTCCACGCCCTACCCCAAGTCATTGGACTCTACACCAAATTCGGGTTCGAGTTCCGCAAGGGATGTACAGACAAACCCCTGCCGTCCACGAAGGAATTTTCTGCACGCGTACGCACCGAGGGAAAGGCGTTCCCCAAATCTATTGAAGACGTGTGGACCGACGACAAGTTCAAATACGTCCGCGAGATGGTCCTGAACCTTCAGAAGAGCGGGTTTTCGGCGTGGGAGGGAGCGCCCGCCGAGTGCTTTTCTCCCGACCTGGACGAGGAAACCTTCAGGAAAAACAACTGCGGCAACGCCGGGTACACCATGATTCGGTGTAATGCGAAATTGCGGACTCGGAAGGCGAAGAAGCGTAAAACCAAGCGCCGCAAAACTCGCAAGGGAAAGTAATGCTAGGACAACACTTGTATCCCGTCGATGAAAGTATCGCCGATTTCGATTTGAACACCGATATCGAGGAATATAACTACGACGGGCGGGTCGTGTTTCGCGGAAACATGGATCCCGAATTTTCAAAGGAAGGGTTGAAGGTATACTGGTTGTACGACGACGACAATAAGCGCGTCGGCGTCGTCGAGCACACGGATGACGCTCACAAATGCCTGTGGTACCGCAACAACATTTTTTCCACACTGCTCCAGGAAGAATGGAGCGTCTACGACGAAACAATCTGGCAACTTTTGAGCGAAACTGCATACGATGACTGTATGCGCCGGGGGTTCAACGTAAACGACCTGAAGACGCACACACAAGCGCTCCGAATTGTTACGCCTTCAGACATTGCTCGCAAAACACTCCCTGTACATGGATGCATTCGCTGTCATACTCTGGAGTCCAAAAAACATCCCGGTTGCGTCTTCTCTCCTGAAGACGAAAAAGACTCCCTGACATTATTCGATACCCTATTTGTGGATGAAGACGACGGCACTATTTACATTCCGCCGGGCGATTCCGTTGTTTATGCAACCTTCCTGCGACGCGGCGCTGCCGCCGACGCCGCGGGTTTGGGTGC